CTGAAATGAGGAGAGGATTGAGCCATAAGGTTCTTCTTAACTCAGATAAGGTTGCATATCAGAACTGGGATGATTTGGATTATACCTTAGTATTACTGACAGAATACTTTGGAGACCCTGACAACAGTAAATCTGATATTCAGTGGGCTAATTATCATGTGCCCATTCTCTCAGATAGTCCTTCTGCTGAGTTCATTAGATTCAGGAAGTATGACAATCATAGTATCATTGGAGAAGATGGTGAGTATATGAAGTATGATGATATTATCCTTGATAGAATGGTTGACTTGGTTAATCAAGAGGTAGATAGAATAGCTCTTGTAAACCAAAGGGATGTTGAATATCAAAAGGGTAATCCTAACATTGCTCCTATTGCAAACTATGATATAGTAAGGGAGAAAGATGGTACTATCAAGAGTATTGGTGGTGCTGAGTTTAAGTTCCTTACAGCTCTGAATGATGTAAGATATGACAATGGTGAGACTTTCCTTGATAGGTTCCAGAGAATTCAGAATGAAGGAACTGGTGCTGAATTAAGAGAGTTCATCAGAGAGTCAGTAAGAGAAGCTCTTGACAATGAGTTTGAACAGACTTACAGAGAATGGGCTAAAGCTGGTTTACTTGAAGAACTTCCCAATGGTAAATACAAATATCTGGGAGTAATTGGTGTAAATACTGGTCAAAGTTCCTACAACAGGAATACAGCAACTTCTTTGAACAATGCAAAGAAGGCTCTTGAAGGAATGTGGACTACAGAAATGGATATTCTTTTAAGGGACTACAACAATAATAATCCAGTGGATGATAGAAGGGCAACTACTCTTTTTGAAAGTATTAAGGACTTGTTGAGAGAGAAGATGGTGAGAGGTGAGATTACCCCCAAAGAAGTAGATAGTATCAATAGAAACTTGGTTATTAGAAATAATGCCAAAGCTAAGTTGAGAGAGTATTTCTGGAATAGTAAGTTTGCTACATCACAAATCATTGAACTCACTACAACTGACCTTGCTTTCTATAAGAATATAGAGGACTTCCAGAAGAGATATAAGGAAGTTCATGCTCCTGCCCTCAGACTTAATACCAACTCTAAGTATGGTAGAAAGGAAGAGAGAACTATTTACTTGAAGGATGATGAGATTGTATCTACTGCTCTTGAGGATATTAAAACTGTACTTGATGAAAGAGTCAAGAAAGGAGAAATGTCTAAGAGAGATAGAGACTTGATTGTCAATAAGTTCAAAGAAGTAAATGTAGCAGATGCTCAGGCATATAGGTCATTAAGTTCTTACAGAGCTATTCTTGATATGTCTGGTCAGTGGACAGATGATATGCAGAGAGCCTTTGATAACTTCCAAAGTGGTAAGTGGGATATGGCTGATTTCAATATTATCTGGCAGACTAAGAAACCTTATGTGTACACTCAGGTGAATAATATGAGTGGAGTACAAGGTCATACAGGCATTAAGACACCAGTTCAGCATAAGAACTCTGAGTTCCTTCTTATGGCTATGCACCATTTAGTTGCAGGTCCACTTGGTAAATCAGGTAAACTTGTAGCTATCAATGAATTCATGGAAGAGAATGGTATTGATGTAGTTCAGTTTGAATCAACTACCAAGGTTGGAAAACAAGGTGTGATTAATTTGAATAATGTCAATACTAAGGAAGATGTCAAGGCTGTTCTTAAGAATGCCACTACTCAGGATGGAGTTGAGAACCCTAATGTGGTTCACAAAGTAAGTTATGAAGACTATGGTATTCAGACTGCAACTCCAGAACATGCTATTGATGCAGTTCAATTAGTTGGTACTCAGATTAGAAAGTTGATTACAGCAGATATTAGCCCAGATACTATAATTGATGTAAATGGTAAGAAAATGACTAAACAGGAATGGTTAGACTTATATAATGCCATTAACACTGAGAATATTATTCAGGCTTTTGCTGATGTAAATGAAATCTTCAAGGATGCCAAGCAGGTTGAGAAAATTCTTCTTGAAGAATTGAGAGGTAATCAAAGGTATGGAATTGACATGATTAGAGCTTGTACCCTTAATGAAAAGGGACAATTCAATATTCCATTATTTGACCCTGTGCAATCTCAAAGAGTTCAGACTTTACTCAATAGTATTATCAAGAGTAGGATTACAAAGCAGAAGATTAGAGGAGGAGCACTTATTCAAGTCTCTGACTATGGTCTTACTGATGAATTAAAGATTGTTTTTGAAGGTGAAGGAGAAAACAAGAGAATTAAATATCTCGAAGTTTATATGCCAGCTTATAGTAGGAAGTTTTATGAACCTCTTATGAAAGCAGGTACTCATGAACTGGATGTAAATAAGTTGCCAGACAGCTTGAGAAAGTTGATTGGTTATAGAGTTCCAACTGAGGACAAATACTCAATGGCTCCTCTTTATATTAAAGGTTTCTTACCTCAGCAGAATGGTTCTGCAATTATGCTCCCAGCAGAGATTACTACCTTGAGTGGTTCTGACTTTGATGTGGATAAATTGTATATCATGTTACCTGAGTTCAAGATAACTCCTAAATATAACAGAAGACAGTTTGTTGATGATTTGGTTTCTCAATTGACACAAGGAAAAGCTGTATCTCCAGAAGTGTTGAAGGAATATAGACAGAGTGTAAATAGAGCCATAGATGAAGGTAGGAAAGCTCCTAAGGATAGTCAGGAATACAATCTCTGGAAGACATATAAAGCTAACAGAGAGAAGTATAGAGTATCTCAGGAAGATAAGATTGAGAAGATTGAATATGATTTCAGCAAGTCTCCACAAGAGAATAGTCTTGAAGCCAGAAACAATCTATTAATTGATATGATGTGGGGTGTTCTGACTAATGCTGATACTGCTTCAAAGATACTTAACCCCGGTGGTTTTGATTATCAGAAGAAGTCTGCAAGAATAATTAATATTCTTCAATCAAGTAGAGAGTCTGAACTGAGAAAGGAACTGAATATCCCCGAGAATCAAAGTACTCTTAGCAGGTTAAGTAGTATGGATTTGGAAGAACTTGATAAGTTGGCAAAGAAGTTCAAGAAGAAACTTGACCCTCTTAACCCAAGAACTCAGGTTCAACTTCATCAGCAGAACATGACTGGTGCAGCATTGATTGGTATTTATGCCAACCATAATGCAAACCATGCTTTGATGCAACATACTGAATTAGGTCTTGATACTGAGAATGGTTCTTTCTTACTTAATGGTAAGAGATTGACTTCTCTTCATGGTCTGATGAATGACAATAAGGAGTATATCTCAAGGAATAATGCAGGTTTCCTTGCTGCATCTGTGGATAATGTGAAAGACCCTGTGCTTGCTTCATTGAATCAGAATACCTTTACTGCTGATGCCTCAATGCTTTTAAGCAGGCTTGGTTACAATCCTATTGAGATTGGTTTGATTATGTCACAACCAATTGTAATGGATATTACCAATACCTATTTCAGAGAAAGTAGAGAAGGTAAAGGAAAGGACACAATCATTGATGAAGTCATTGAAAATTACAAGAAGAGGGCTGCAATGATGGAAGATGTAACCTATGACAATTATAAATCTAACAAGTTCATGGCAGATGAATTGGCAGACAATATCATTCTCCAGAAGGAAGTAGAGGAATTAGGTGACAGAAATCAGACTGCTGACTACAGAAAGGTTGAGTTCTATAAGAAGCAAGTGGCTGCTGGATTCTTATTTAAGAGAATAATGAACACAGCAGATGCCTTAGGACAGTTGGTTCAAGCTACAAGAGCAGATACTCAAGGTGGTGCAGCAGGTCCTACTATTGCAGATACACAGATTAAGATACAGAAGGTTGATGACTTCCTGACTAATGTAGTGTTAAATGAAAATTCTCCTTTAACTGGTGCAGATGTTATCATGCCATTTAATTTGGATGGTATGTCTATTGACCAGATAAGGGAGAGACTACTTGAGTCTCCACTTCCTTATTTACAGGCATTCTTTAGTCTTGGTATTAACCAGACACAGGAAATGTTCAGTAGATATTTCCCTCAATTCACTTCTTCATTCAGGGAAGTAATTGATGGTAAAGAGGGATTGAGGGGCTTAAGACAGTACACTAAAACAGGCAAGTTGAATGCAAAGACACTCAATAACATCTACAATGATTTGTTAGCTTATATTATGTCCAAGACATCATTCTTTGGGCAAGAAGCTAACCTCAGAGCAGATGATAAGGTTACAACAGCCAGTGATAAAAGAAGGGATTTTATCAATAATTTCCCTGATTACTTCAACAGAACATTGAGTGAACATCCTGAAATAGCTGAACTTGAATTTGTTAAGAGACTAAGAGTAATAAGGGCTAACCAAAACAATCCCGTAGATACAGTAGTATTTAAGAATGTTGGTCAGTTAAGTCCTACTCTGAGAGAAAGATACATGAGAGACTGGCAATCATTATTATATATGGGACCAGAAGCTCAGGCTTTAGCTCTTAATTTATTCAGATACAGTTATTACAGAAATGGGTTTGCATTTGGACCTTCTACTTTCATTCATTTAGCACCAACTGCTATTAGACAATCCATTCCAGAGTATATTGATACACTGAGAGGATTGTTAGAAAGTGAGGATGATTATAGTCAATTCATTGACCAGTATATCTACAATCACTTGGATAACAGACAGTTGGTTCCTGAGGTTCCTACAGAGGCTTCCACTTCTTTTACTAATGAACAAGGTGATGCTTTGGATATGGTTAAAATAACCATTGATACTGAATCTAATAGTAGTGATAAGAAGATAATAAGGAAGAGAGAGGGGATAGGAGAGGAAACAACCTATGAATTCTTTAATTACATAGCAAGAAGATACAAGGGAGGTACAATATATTATAGGCTTACACAAGCTGATAATGTACAACCTAATGTAGCTGTGTATGAAAGAATAGACCCACTTGGATTCAAGAACAGTTTCATTGAGTATGAATATGGTAAAGATGTTACTGAAATGAAGTCAGTAATTGATAAGAATGATAGAGACTATACTCCTTATTCAAGGGAGGATATTACAGCCTTTAATGAAGATTCTAATATTGATTATGACAACATGCCAGAATATCTTGACTATGATTTCTCAAGTATGGCTCAGGATATTGCAAGTGAGGCTTTCAGTCAGGTGTATGGTGCTCCACTTGAAGTGAATGAAGGTAAAGCAGATGATATTAATTCTATCAGTCCTAATACTGAGTATGAGGATGCAAACAATGATAAAATCTGTGGTGCAAATACATTATATGAATTATAGATATGGCTAAGAAATGTGCAATAATTCCTCAAGTGAGGAACAGTAAAAATGAGGTAGTAAGCAGCAGGTTATTTAAAGACCTGCTGGCTTATGCCCCTAATAGGCAGGAGGCAACAAGGATATACCTCATTACAAAGAGTAGTGACTTTATTACTAACTGGAATCCAAGGTTACAGATGGATGAAAATGGTGAACCTACTCTAAGCAGTCTCTTGAAGAAAACTAATCTAAGAAGCATTATTGATGAACAGAAGATTCTAAAAAACCTTAATGAAGAGATTGGTCATTACCATAAGACAGGTAGAGCCAAGTTGTATCTGAACAATGATGAAAACTATAGAATGTTAGTCCAAAAGGCTATTCAATTCAATACTCAGTCAGAGTTTAGAGAAGACTATGTAGCCAGTGTTGAGAAGGTATGGGATAATGAAAGTAATAGGGTTTACATCAGTCCTTTTGTCAGAGTAAGAAACAAGATGAATAGTCTTGAAGCTAACAATATGCAGTATAATTACACTCTTAATAATAGATTGAGAGAGATATTAGCTGCTAATGGCATTGGGATAGGTGCTCTTACAGACTTGGAACAGAGAAGAGGAGTGGCAGGAGTAACAGACTTTAGTCAAGCCAGAGATGCTGCAACAGGTATAATTGAATTAATTAGACTTGCTGATGGTATTAAAGGTGAAAGAGCATTACCTGAGGAATTTGCTCACTTTGCTATTGAGGCAATGGGTGATAATCCTCTTATTAATAGATTGGTTAATCACTTGGCTAACAATAGTTTGGTAGGTGAGATATTAGGTGATGATTACAACACTTATGACAGTCTGTATAAAGGTGATGAATCAAAGTTAGCCAGAGAAGCTGCTGGTAAATTACTTGCTAAACACTTATTACAGTCTGAACCCATCCCTTCTTCATCTTATAAATCCCTTCTGGAGAGGTTTATTAATGCTGTAAAAAATTTCTTTAGAGGATTAGGGGCTTCACAGTTCCAAAAAGCAATGCTTGAAGCAGAGAGTAGCTTTAGTAAACTGGCTGGTGATATTCTCACTGGACAGATGGATGAAGCTATTAATGTTGAGAACATCAGTACTTCTGAGGCTTTCTATTCCACTACTGAAAGAGTGGATAGAGATAAAACTCTCTTGAAGAAGATTATAGATAATGAATTGAAGAGGCTTAAGATTTATGAAAAGAGAAATCCTAACAGTCAATTTAGTGCCAATCAGAGGTTATTAATAGACAGGTTAGAACTTGAATTAGCTGATAATAGTGAGATTGAAGGTATCTACATGTTCCTTGATAATGCACTTGAAGAACTAAGGAAAGTTAGTAGTAGACTTGAGGTACTAAGAAATACTCCTGCAACCAATCTTAATGAAAGGGCTGGAGTACTTAGAGACATCAGGAACTATATGTACAGTTATAAGAGGATAGCTGATTCTGTAAGAGAGGCTCTCAGAGAGGAAGAGAAGTCCACAGACAATAGATATGGTCAAAGGGTAAGAGTTGCATTGGATAATGTTACTACAATGCTTAATGACCTTGCAGTGGACTACAATACAATCTCTATGCCTTTATTTGTTGATTTCATCAAACCCTTTGTAGGAGATAACCTTGTGGTTCCCTTTGGAAAGTACAAAGGAAAGACCCTTAATGCAGAAGAGTTGGTTAAAGTAGCTGATGAAGACATTTCTTTCTTTGACAGATGGCTGGATAGTATGGCAGACAGCTCTGATTATATGTTGAAGATTATGGACCAAGCTGTTAAAAAGAGCAAGGAACAAGCCAGATTGAAGACTATTGATATTCAGAAGGAACTGCAAGCTGCCACTATTAAACTTGAACAGGCTGGTGTGAAAGACACTGATTGGATGTTTGAGAGAGATAGTAAAGGTAATCTGAGTGGTAACTACATAAGTGAGATTAATCATGCTCTATTCAGGGAAAGAATGAGGACCATGTTTCAAAGTCTCAATGAAAAGTATGGCAGAAATCCTGTGGGAGAAAATGCTGATAAGTACAATGAAGAGAGACAGAACTGGTTCAATTCCAATATGGAGACTGTAGATGGTGTCAGACAACCTAAGAAATCCATTTATGAAAGTATGGAGTTCAGAAGGCTTAATAAAGCCCAGAGAGAATATTATACTACTGTAATGGATATTAAGGCTAAACTTGATGCCCTGCTTCCTGATAAGTACACAAAGCTGAATAGTGCTGTAAAGATTAGGAAAGACTTGGTTGAGAGGGTTAAAAGCTCTGAGAGTGTAAAATCAGGTGCTCAACAGGTTTGGGAAAGTATCAAGGATAATTTCATTAGGAGAACTGATGATACAGACTTTGGAGACAAGGCAACTGTAAAAGACTTTGAGGATAGAGAGGTACAAATGTTACCTATCTACTTTACAAAGCTCAAGAATGGAGAAAGTGCTAATGACTTATCTACTGATATAGTAGGCACTATGACTGCTTATGCAGCAATGGCTAATGACTTTGATGAAATGAATAAGGTCATTGATGTTCTTGAGGTAGGTAGAGATATGTTGAGAGAAAGACAGGTTACTCAAACTTCTGGTGGTAAACCAATGGTTGAGAAATTTAAGGCAGTAGGTAGAAAGGTTGAGAGTAAATTAACCAAGACAGGAGATAAGTCAAGGTTTATGGAAAGACTAAATGACTTCTTTGAAATGCAGGTATATGGTAGATATATGGCAGATGAAGGTACATTTGGTAAGACTAATATTGATAAGGGTAAGGTTGCTAACTTTATTAATAGAATGACCTCAATGAATAATCTTGCTTTAAATGTGTTATCTGGTGTTTCCAATGTGGCTACTGGTAAGGTGATGATGAGAATTGAATCTATGTCTGGAGAGTTCTTCAATGAAAAGAATACATTAAAGGCTGATAGAAACTATGGTAAGGAACTTCCATCATTCTTAGCTCAGTTAGGTGATAGAGTAAAGACCAATAAGTTAGCTTTATGGGATGAACTATTCAATGTAATGCAGGAATATGAACAGGATACAAGAGAAGTCAACTTTGATAGGAAGACTTGGTTCAGTAGAATGTTTGGAACATCAGCACTCTTCTTTATGAATAATGCTGGTGAACACTGGATGCAGAATAGAACTTCATTAGCACTTGCTGATGCTTATAAAATGAAGGCTCCTAATGGCAAGTTAGTAAGTCTGTGGGATGCTTTTGAAGTTGTACCATTAGACAGTAGTAACAAGAAGTTAGGTGCTAAATTACAGCTAAAACAAGGCTATACTAAGGCTGATGGTTCAGCTTTCACACAAGAAGATATAATCAAGTTCAGTAGAAAAAGTGCAGCTATTAATCAAAGAATGCACGGTATTTACAATAAAGCTGATAGAAGTGCAGTACAAAGGTTGGCTATTGGTAGATTGGGTATTATGTTCAGGAAATGGATAAAACCCTCTCTCAATAGGAGGTTTAAATCAGCTACATATAACTATGACCTTGAGGCATGGACAGAAGGTTATTATCTTACTACTGGCAGGTTTATGAATGCCCTATTCCAAGACCTTAGAAAAGCTCAGTTTGATATTGCAAGTAAGTGGAATGAAATGACTCCCACAGAACAGGCAAATGTCAAGAGAGCATTGACTGAGGTAGCCCACTTCCTTGCAGTAGCAGCAGCTATTGGATTGATAGAGTGGAGTGATGATAGGGATAGACCTTGGTTAGTTAAGATGGTAGAGTATCAGTTGAGAAGACTATACACTGAATTAGGTGCTCTTACTCCTACTCCAGAGATGGTTGGTGAAGGATTGAGAATATTAAAGTCCCCTGCTGCTGGTGTAAATACAGTGGAAAAGACTCTTAATCTAATCAATCTGATGAATCCAATGAACTATGAAACATTCAATGGAGAAGATGCAATACTCAAGTCTGGACCTTATAAAGATAAGTCTAAGGCTCAACAGAGTTTACTTAAGTCTCCACTTGCTCCTATGTATAATACAATTATGAGAGGAGTCTATATTGAAGACCAAATACCATTCTTTAAGCAGTAGTCTTAAAACAAGCAAGGGAGAGTATAATTACTCTCCCTTTTTATTTACACCCTAATAAAAAATTTCAGCCTAATGCTTGGTTATGAACATCTGATAGCTTGCTCTCTTTCCTCTTGGGAAATTTGATTCCACATTTCTTCTGTCCATCCCTTCTTTTCAAGTGCTTCCCTTGTCTCAGTCTCAATACTACTGAAATCCATTGAGGATTGTACCCCCTCCTGATTTCTCATCTCTTGAAGAGATGGTACTTTATAGGTTATGTTGGAGTAATGTCCTTCATTAATATTCCTGTAATATTCAGTAAGAGAGGGTCTTAGGCTATTCCAATTAGTTACTTTAGCAAACAATTCCTTGAAGAAATTGATTATCTTAGTACCTAATGATTGAGTGTCTTGAGACATCACATATTCCCTGAAACCTTCTGCCATAGCTTCTTCAAGTTGTGAGTTACTTAAGTCTCCATAAGTTTTCTTAGCCTCTTGAAGTAATTCATCTCTAAGTGTAGGTTCTGTGAGTAAGTGGAATACTGCATGAAATGCTTCATGATATGTAGTCCCTTCGGCAGCTATATCACTTAAAGTAATAATACCATCACTAAATTGACCCCATGCTAATGCACCAGTCTTTGCTACTTTGATAAGACCATTAGTAACTACTACTCTCTCACTCTCACTTAGTTGAGGTAGAACCTTGTTTAACCAAGCTAACTCCTTATCTTTATCCCATATAGGTCTTGATAAATCATCAACTTGTCTTAATTCAAACACATCTTCAAATTCTTCATCAACCTGATTAATAGCCTGCTCTTTAGCTACTGTAGCTTGAGCACCACTTGTAGTGGCTTGGTTAATAGTAGCAGGAATAATAGGTTTCTCAATCTTGACTGGTTCAGTGGAAGGATTATAGATAATAGTCTTTTCTTGAGACATATCTAAAACTCTCTTGGTATTACCCTCAAGAGCTTTCTTTATACTGGCTTTAGCCTCACTCTCACTATATGAAGTATTAGCTCCTTTCACCATTGGGAATGTAACCCCATTAGGAAATACTGCATAGAAATCATTAGATGCAACATGTGCAGGTTGGTTTCCAAACCCTTTAGTAATATTAGGAACCTTAGTCATATATACCTCAACCCCATTCACCTTTCCAATAGGACTTAGATAACCTGTATGTAACTTTCCATCTCTCAAGAAGTAACCTACCTTACTATCAGCTAATGTAAATTCAGGTAATACATCATTTATAGGACTCTGTGTTTCAAGTGTACTATTGAAGATAGGTAAAGAGCTATTAGTATTGCTCACTTCTGGAGTGGCTACACTACCAACTAAAGGAACATTCACAGATGAATCATAGTTAAGAAGAATACCCTTCTCCTTAGTTACTCTACTAACATTCTCCTTGTTGTACTCAAGTACAAAGGGTAATATAGCTAAAGTAGTGATAGGAGTATGATACTGAGACTCAAATAAGTTCTTATAAGCACTCAATTGTTTAGTATAATACTGCTCCTGACTCATTGTTTGGGTATTAGATTTATTCTTGAAATAATTAACCTTTCTACCATTCCTATCAACAAAGTCATAGAAGCTATATCTACTTGTCTTAACATCATATATCTTGAAGTTTCCATTAGCATCTACAGAGAGAATATCAACCTCACCAGCTACTCTATTTCCATTCTCATACTTATTGAAGAGCACTATATTATTAGTAAGGAATGTTTCACCCCTTGCTTCAATATTACTTTTAATTTCAGTAAGAGAAATAACCAAATCATTGAATGCCTGTTCAGACATATTGCTTGGTTTAACTGGCATCTCACTTGATGTGAAGAAGTTCCTGATTACACTATCTACAGAAGTACCTGCATCTAATGCTCTTTGTGAATTAGTTCCAGACATCTTATCTCTTACTATATTCACAATAGTATCTCTGCTTCTTACATCTATCTTACCCTCAAAGGCTGTAAGGTCTACACCATAATGGTTACTTAAGTTCTTAAGATAGTTATTGAACTGTACTATATTATCTGCATTCTTTGAGAGATTAACTCTTAAATCCTGTAGAGCTTTAGCCTGCTTAGGAGACTGGGTCCAATTACTTCCTAATACTGAATGTACCCTCTTATATTCATGGTACTCACCATCATCCTCAAGGATATAGTAGAACTCACCATCAGTTCTTGTCTTATCAACCTTAGACTGGTTCTCTGCAATCTGGTCTATAACTTTCTTAGAATCAGCTACAGTCTTCTTTCTATCAGCTAATTTCTGTTTGAATTTATCTGATGCAGCACCAGTTACATACTGACCTGTATTTCTGTTCAGAACCTTACCATTAGGAAGAAGGGTGATACCCCCTATCATCATAGAACCATTCTGAGCATCTCCATAGTTTTCTTGTATATAAGCCATATCAAGGATAGACTCTGGGAAAGAGTTAAGAGTTCTACCATTATTATCCCTTACAGTATTTGAAGTCAAATCTACATGGTATGTAGTATTATCAAATGAAACTGTAGTTCCTGCAATAGCTCCCTCTGTACCTCCTACAGGGGTTTGTATCTTTCTACCTTCCTCAGGCTTGACTGATGCAGGATTTAGAGCTTGTTGGAGATTACCTTGTATATCAAAATAATCAGTTGTAAACCAACTACTCTTTACACTGGCATCTACTATATTGGATGTCATTACTCCAGAAGAGAGTAACATGTTATTGTAGCCTCCCTTATTAAGCATACCAAGATTGACCTGTAATGGAAGATTGAATGCCATTAAAATGTTTTGTATTTCACTGGCTACTTCTGCTGAGTCTCTTGTATCAGGTTGAGTTTTAATACCCTCTCCACCTAATTCATAGAGAACATTAGGGTCCCATCTTTCAGTTAAGAATACAGTTCTTGCATCTTCTCTTCTAACTCTCTTACCATCTACTTCATCATAGATTTCATTCTTATTGGCATCTCTCTGAACCTTAGTAAACCTGATACCATTACCATTCTTACCTTGAATAAAGTCAATATGAACATCACCAATGTACAGGCTTCTTGCCAAGTCTTTTACTGCATTACTAACATCTTCCTCTGTAAAAGCATTAGCTAAAGCATCAATAGACTTCCTTATATTCTTATACAAAGGAGTGGAGTTGATAGTAACATCTTCTGGATTATATTCACTTTCATTGAAGTGCTTAACCCTTACAGCAGCAGGACTATATTTACCAGCAGCATTAGGAATTAGTATGTACATTCTACCTTCCTTTTGGCTCATATCCATTGGCTTGATGATTAAATCATCACTGATTCTACCATTAGTAGATAGGATACCATTCTTTACAATACCAAAGATGGATTCCTTAGATACATTGGGAATATCTCCAATGTTTCTTTCTTCTGTACTATAAGGTATTCTACCAATCATCACCTGAGATACTCTTGTAGTAGGAGTAGCTATGAACTTCTTATCCTTTCCAGTCTGATTGAACTCAGTTTTCACTCTTTCAATAAGACCTGACAATCCTTCATACCTATCAACTACATACTGACTTTCATCCAAGGAACCAACTATCTGGTTATTCCTCTTATCTACAATAAAGATTGTATGGTCATTAAATTCAGGGTCAATCATGAAGCCAAGTTCATCACCTGCCTTTAGATTACCTTCATTTACATAACTGAAAGCTCTATTATCTCTAAGATAGTTATAAAGTTCATCAAAGTTCAAGTTCTCTTTCTCTGCAACTACTACATTGAAAGGTCTGAAATCTCCATCCTTACTTGCATTGATATGCAATTCAGGTATAGTAGGTCTATAATATTGTCTCTTACTTTTCTGACTACTGTCTAAAGATTGAGGAGTAGGAGCATTTTCATTGGCTTTCTTATTTTCCTCTGCTACCATTTGAGGAGTAATATTACCCACAGGGGGTTCATAAGTATTAACTGGTCCACTATTAACCGGAGGTACAGTAGGAGTACCACTATCTCCAGTCACATCTTTCTCAGTTGTTCCTTTAGTTCCTTCTGTTCTTTCAACTGGTTTCAAGTATTCAGCAGGGAATCTTGCTTTAAACCTTTGGTCATTATTTACTGCACTCATTGCAGACAGAAGACCATATTGAGCCTCAGCAAAATTCATCATATTCACATCATCTGGAAGATTTTCATCATACAGAGTTTCTGGATTATTAATGAATACTGAGTTAGGATTAGCCATTTCTTCAAGGTTATTAGCATTTTCATGCTGTGCCCTAAGAAGTTCTTGTGCATTATCTTTAGCCTCAGGAGAAATAGATTGATTATTATCTATTGCCCTTGCTACTTCACTATTGTACATTTGAACTTCCTTATAGTCCTTAGCCATCTTGTTTCCTTCATTCTCAAGTTCATCAAGAATTTGTTGTCTCTTTGAAGAGTCAGGTTCATTATTTAATGCTTCCCTGAATTCATTAAGGTTTGTAGCAGCTAATGCTGCATCTTTAGTCTTGGCTACTTCCTGCTTTTCATTCTCACTTATGATATTCTCTCTTTGTCTCTCTTGTTTTTGAGCAAGAGCTTGAGGATTTCTAAGATAAGTTTCATACTTGTCAATGAAATCAAGTCTTCTTTCAGCTATTTTATGAAGGTCATTAACTTCATCAATTATATCTTGCTTATTAGGGTCAGTTTGTAATGCCTTGTCTAATAAGGAGATATAACTTTGAGCTTCTTTTGAATCAGCAAGTTCATTAATTAGTCTGACAGGAGAGAAATTTAATAAGTCTGATAACCTATTAATCTTGTTTTCATCACTATCACTAATAAACTCTCTATCCATTGAAGCATCAAGCACTCCTTGAAGTCTTTCCTTTATATCTTCATGTACTGACTTGAACCTATTTTCAAGATTATCAATATTTGAGAAGTAGTAAGTCATTTCTTCAAGACCATCTTCATCAAAGTAATCTCCAATCTTAACCTGTAAGTCCTGACTAATCTTTCTATAGTTATCTACAGCTTCCTTAGTCTCTTTAGTCTGCTTTTGAATCTGTTCAATTACTTCTGCATCAGTCATATTATCATATACTGATGTACCAGTTTCCTGATTAGTAGTGAGTTGTCTTATTTGTTCAACATCTTCTTCTCTTATATTACCAGCTTCCTCAATTATATCATATAAGTCATTGATTCTTCCTGCTTTATCAAACATGATAACATCACTAATAAGCTGGTTGTGTTCAGCATTCTTAAATTCAAAGTTATCATTATTGTCAGCAGCTTCATCCATTTGTCTCTGGTAAGCATTATGTCTGATAGCTGATTGATAGTAGTTAAGGAACTCTGGTGATTGTACTCTATTATTCAGTTGAGTTACAATAGCATCATCTTTTTCATTCCTTTCCCTTATCTCTTGAATATCTTCTTTAATACCTCCTTGCAGATATACTGGAGATTGGAAACCACCTTCACTATTTCTTGTACTTCTAAAGCCCGGAATACCAACTAAACCAGTCAAACCCCCAATGAAACCTTCTTCCCATCCTTCAACAGTACCATAGGTTTGTTGGATAGCTTTTGCAGTAGCTTGTAACCAGTCAATAGTTTCATTCTCTGCCTCTGGGTCTATCTTGGCTCCATAGAAATCATTAAGTTCAGAAGCATACTTATAGCCTGCAACTTTACCAGCTACAGCCTGTCCCATTTCTTCATAAGGACCTTCTGCAACCCCCTTACTTGCAATCTTCAAAGCATTTCTAAGTACAGAAGGCTTGGCTGCACTATAACTTACAGTACCATCCTCTGCAACTGTTCTTAGTATCTGACTACCTTTCTTGGCTGTATTATATCCACCTGCATAGAATTTTCCAAACTGCCAAGCATCTGATACAGTAAGTAATGGAATATTCAGAGCAAAGTCTATATTACCCATCTTAGCCCTATCTTCTGATAGTTTCTGTAGCCCCCCTTTGTAATCAAACTTAGCATCTACTCTTGCCTGTAACATAGCTTGCCCTTCTGGAGTGAGAACTTGCTCAAAAGACTTTCCATCAGGAGAAATCTGATACTGTGCAAATTGAGGAAACTCCTTAATCATAGCTTCCTGCTCTTGTGCTGCTACTTTAGCTTGTGCATCATCAAGTTGTTGCTTATGAAGTTCAAACCAATCCTTGCTATTATTTATAGCTTCAATTCTTGCTTCACCTAATGCACCTGAGAAAGCACCAGTAAGTTTAAGAGTAGGTTCAGCCATCTTAAGTTTCTTAGCATCCCTTGCCAATTCATCAGTAAGCCTTACACCATCAAGGAATAAATCCCCCTCTCTATAAGCCTGTAAAGCTGCATTAGGATTGAGAGCTTCACCACTTGCTGTAACTGCACCTTTGAATGCTTGTCTTGCTTTATTAAGACCAAGTAGCCTTGAGGTTGCCCCAGCACTAATCTTACCAGAATAAGCAGCACCAACAGCAAAACCTAAGTTCTTAAGGAATTTATCTCCAATGAAGTTAGCTGAGAATATATTCTCATACCAAGGGTCATTCTTCTCTGCATCAGTATAATAATTGGGCAGAACTGATTCTGACCATTCATTTACTTGCTGCATTGCATTTGAGAAAGGATTATCCCAGAAGCCTGAGAATGTTCCTGTAGCTGCTGCATTACCTAAACCTACTATAGTACCAATGATACCATCAGCAAAGGTAGTACCTGCAAGAACAGCTCCCTTAGCTAACCCAGCACCTATTTGGGCATACCAAGGTTGCATTTCACCTCTTGTATTAGCTAAGTTATCAAGTTGGGTCATAGAAGTGATGTTATCATCAAACATACTATCATTTACTCCAACAAAACCTACCTCTTGAGGTACAGCTCTTTGTAGGGCACTATTAGAGACTTGTTTGAAGTCCTCCACACTATTAATTTGTGGAGTACTTCTTATAAGTCCTTCTTGCTTTAGTGCATCTATACTTTTAATTCCCCTTAGCCCACCTACTCCTTGTGTAGATGGGTCTTGGATTTGTTGATTATTTGCCATATTCTTCTACTCTAATTTAGAATCTGTATTACTTTGCCTCTTGGCAAGTGTATTAAACTTACCATAGATATAATTCATCATATTATTGATTTCTGCTTGAGCTTGTTGGTCATAACCATATTCAAGATATGTATTAATGTTGTGCATGATATTAGCAACATTCCTGTCTGCATCATCAATTAACTCAGGGTCAATAACTGCTGATTTAGTCTTACCATCCTTAGTAGCATTGATTATAAGTCCAACCTCTGGGTCATAACTTATATCATTGTCACCAGTGAAGTAATCTGAGATATTCTTTAACTTAATAGGGTCTCCCTTCCTATTATCATCAAGTTCATAAAGACCAGTTGATTCTGTAGCTGCACCTAAGGTTCTTGCATTCTCCTTTATAACTTGAGAAATTAAGTCACTCTGAGTTATATTAGGTTTATATATAAAGTCTCTTACAGCACTGCTTCTAATATCAGCTTGTAACTTCTGTTCAAGTTGGTCCATACTACCATCTTTCATATCATACTTCTTGATTATCTGTTGAAGTCTCTCAGCATTAGGCTTAACCTTGTATATTCCACCACCAACATTCACACCATACTGAGTTGGATAACCCGGATTAATTCTCTCAACTTCTTCATTAATCATAGAAGGATTAGCTCTTAACTGTTGTATGAACTGTAGGTCATTATTAAGTTCAGTAGTCTTCTTGTCCCCATCTACTTTAGTTTTAGGTACTGACCTAAATACAGCAGAGGGAGTTCCTTCTGTCTTACCTTTCCTTGCAGCAGCTAACCTTTCCTGCATTGCATAGTCATAAGCCTTATTAGAAAGGGTTTGATATTGAGTTTCACCTACTGCATTCCACAAGCCTTGTCTTGCATAATCATAAGCTCTATTGAGAATGTTTTCATCATTCCAATTCTTAATACCAGAGCTTCCTACTGCATCTTCCACTATACCTTGTAATATAGGAGAAGCCTCAGGGTTATTTTGTACAGCCTGCATAATCTCCTCAGGTCTGAATCCCTTCTGCATGATGGTTTCATAATATTGATTACCTAAGATTGTTCTCCACTTTCTTGGGTTTTCTCTTACTTCCTTAGCTAAATTCTGTGCAGCAGTACCTACTTGTTTTGATAAAAGTGCTCCAGAATAGGATTGTGGTGATAGAGCTGGGTTAGATATAAGTTCATCTAAGGAAAGTGTTGAAGCAGGTCTATCAAATAATAATGTACTATCCTGAGCCTGTAATTTCCTTTGTTCATCTACTAACTCTTGTCTCCTCTTATATGCCTGTTCTATAGGAATAATTTCAGAGGAATATCTTCTCTTCATATCAATCAATCCTTGCCTACTTGCAGGAGTGAGTCCTTGTTTAGCTAATGACTCAGCTTGTGCAGCCAAGTCATTAGAATATTGTTTATACATTGCATAAGCCTGTGGGTCTGTCTGTTCATTAGCCATCTTATCAAAGACATCTGCTTTAGTTCCTAATTCACCCATACCCTCTTGAATAGTGTTATATTCTTGAGTGTATGCTGCCAATGGTTGAAGCATTTCCTGATAAGAGAATGGTCTGAACTTAGCATTGGAAATAAATGAATAATTCGCCATATTTATTCCTCCTTATATTTCCAAATATATCCTATGCTTGTTTTATTCTTTCCTAAACAGCACTTGGTTATATTTACTTTGTTAGTATTATAGAATGAGGCTGCATCAGTAGCAGAATCCCATTCTCTTATAAATTCTCCCTCAACACTATATTGTATTATAGGTTTTTTACATTTATTAGCCCTCATCCTAATGTCTTCCTCTGTTAGAGAACTCAAGTGTTCTTTAAGCCTTCTCTTCCTATATAATTCAACTTCTTGACTTCTATTCTTAAAGGCTATTTTCATTTTATTAATAGACTCCTCAGAGTGTTTAAACCCTCTATGAGATAAAGAGAGTTTCTTCCTTGTTTCCTCAGAAACTTTATGTCCTTTCAACTTATTACTAACCAACTCTCTTATTTCATCAGAGGGAGAATATCCTAAACTTCCAGAACCTCCCTTGGTATCATTATACCCACTATTAAATGAATCATACTTATCTATAGAATACTTTTCAAGTTCATTAAGGACTGTATTTAATTCCTCTATAGTATCAGCTTCTCTAACATAGAGAATCTCAAAAGTAAAGCAAGTAATTCCATATAGATTCAAAGCCTTTTGAAGGGAAGAAGTATTACCTCTCCCAGTTAAATGGTTGTTTAATCTACTTCCTATATGGAAAGTCTTTCCTATGTAACATTTAATTGGGTCTATTGTAGAAGTGAACTTATAAATATATCCCTTGAAATTAGCCATAAGTCAATCCTTTCTTCTTTTTAGTTCTTACTTTACCACCTTTAGCTTTCTTAGTTCCTCCAGTGTATTCTCCTTTAGTATTCATCTTTAGAACACCTGATTTAGCTAATGTATCAAGCCAATTAGCTTGCTCATTTTCCCATCCCATATCACCTAATCCTTGTAAGAAGTTAGTTATATTAGCACTTCTTCTTGCAGTATCTTGGTCTTTAATAGCCTGTCTCATTTGAGCAGCAGTTGTAGCCTGTCCTAATCTTGCTCTCTTAGCTGAATTCTTGGATTCTGCATTAAACATTGAAGCCTTAAGTCCAGTCTCAGTATTGAACATGTTAGTACCTCTATTGAATGCCTCAACTCTTTCTCTCAACTGTTGGTTATATTCTTCTGCTTGTCTTGCTAAATTACCCATGTTCTGACCATAGTTATAATCAGCAGCAAGTATTCCAGCCTGAGCATTAAGCCTGTTACCACCTGAGGTATTCATTAATCCTCTTCTTGTAGCAGCAGCCTGTTGATTCATCTTGTTGATATAGAAATCCCTGTCTAAAGGCTTATATGCAAGATAGTTTCCAATAGGAGCATAGCCTGCTGTCTCAGCACCTAAATCTACTCCACTGATTAAATCAGCACTACCATAATCTGGCTTACTGAATAAATCACTTAAACTTGCCAGACCTGAACCTATGATTGGTGCATATCTTGTCCAAGTTTGTCTCTTCCTACTACCCCCACCATTATTTATATTACCTTCTGGAGCCTCTCCATTCATCATAGCTTCAAGCTCTTCAACAGTCATTGGATTTTCAAGAGCCAAGCCATAAGAATCAGTATCACCACCATAAGCAAACATACTTGGATATTCATTCCCTTCTCTATGTGCTTCTTTTCTTTCCCTTGCTTCCTCTTGGGCAGCAGCTATTCTTTCCATAGCAGCTTGTAATCCAGCCTTACTTAAAGGGTCATTAGGTCTTTCTTCACTTTCCCTTTGTGCAGATTTAGCAGCCTTAGCAAAAGTTTTACCTCTTAACTTATATTCCTTTCTTATATCATCAGGTATCTCCATTCTGTCAGAGAATACATAATCATCAAATACAATCTCACCCTCTTCAACCAAGTTAGGTTTACCTTGAGGGTCAACTCCTATTTGAATTCCTTGATAAGGATTTTCTTCATGAGAACCTCCTTCATCTATAAATGTAACTCCATTAGTAAAGTCTCCACCTTGTGTATTCAACCATCCTCCAAAGGCATTCCAATTTCTTGCATTCTGTGCAAAAGTAGCTCTCTTTCTTGTAGTAGGATTAGAACTGTTCTTTCCTCTTCTAATACATGCTTCTGTTACTTTACCCCCACAATACTCTGTAAACTTACCTCTGTTTTTCTTCTTGATATGAATACCACCACCATCCTTAGCTATATTAGCTGCTTGAACAGTTTGTTCTTGTTGCTGCATAATTGGAAGAACTTGATTAAAGCCATTTCCTACAACTTCATCAAATAAACTTCCACCAAAAGCCTTTAGTGAAGGATACTTAGCAAGAACTTTCCTTCTGACACTTTCATTGCCATGTAATCCAGCTAATCTTAGTGCATCTCTTGCATCAGCTTTAGTTGGTATTGGATAACTTCTATTAGGTCCTGCAAAATCTCCAGAAGGAACAGATGGATAAGGCTTTTTCTTAGAGCCATAGTTTTTCTCTCTGGATAAGCCTCCACCTTCTGCAAAAGCATTATATGTATTCATCTCTGGTAATGCTTGGAATGAATTAGAGAGAGAGGTCAATCTTTGTTTAGCCATTGCACTCATCTCTTGATTATTTAAGTATTTATTAGCAAAGTCATAGCCTATTGCACCTCCACCAAAGTCAAGTGGACCACCATAAGCAGAGAAGTTTGCTAACATATTAAAGTCATTCTGTGTATCTATGTTATCAGCTCTTGTCTCAAAGGAAGTAAGTGCTCTTTCATTAGCTTCTTTAGCCTGTTGATTAAGTTTCTTGGCTTTCTTCTTGGCTTTCCTATTACCACCAAGCCATCCACCAATAGCACTACCAAGACCTACTACACCACCTACAATGGCTCCAATAGGTCCACCTACAGAAGCTCCAGCAGCAGCTCCCTGACCAGCAGCTCCAATAGTATTAGTAATTCTCTGACCAGTACTTCCACCTCTGACATCTTTCCATGAATAGTCATCTTTCACTTTATTCCATGAACCCCATTCACTCATTAAATCATCATTAGATGAAGCACCTACTATCATATTCTTTTGAGCATCATTCTGAGCTTCAATTCCACTGGTGTCTGCTATTTGTGCATTAGATATACCAGCCTGTGCTATACTACCAACAGCACTACCAATACTTCCTATAGAACTGCCAAGATTCTCCCCTTTAAAGGCATTTGAGAATTGTTCTGAGGATTGCTGTCCCCAGCTTTGCTTTGCACCTCCATCCTCAAACATATTAGGAGGCATCTTGCCTCTTCTCTTAATTTTTTTCTTAGCCATAGTATAATTAATTTTGTTGCAAATGTATATAAACTTTTTGAGTATAACAATATACTAATTCATTCTATTACAAACCCCATAGTAGATTTATTATTTACTATCCTTTGAGTTGGTCTTGCATTATAGTATAGTTGTATATCAGTTGCTTTTGGGGTGGATTTTAATCCAACATCTTTATATACCTGAATTAACAAAGTTTTTAGAACTGCTCTTGGATAGAACCCATTATCAAGATTTAGTTTATTCTTTACTATTTCTTTAATAGAATCATTAATCTCTTTTTTAGTTGTAAGTCTTCCTTCATAAGGTTTCAAACTTACTCTAAGTTCTGGATAAAGAGTCTTATAGTCTAAAATAAACTGCTCTTTAAGTATATCTAATATACCTTCTTTCTCTCTAAACCACTCCATCCTTTCAGGATGTTGCAGACCTAAAAATTTCAAGCATTTATGATATTTAGATTCTTCACTTCTTGTGCCTTCCCTTATTCCCACCAGTTCAAAATCTGGATTACAAGTTAGATAAGCATCTATTCTGTTCTTTAAATTGGAAGATGATGAGAAACCTATTTTAAAATATTCCCCACTTTTGATTAAGTATAACATATTTTTGTCCTCCTATAAATATTATTTGGCACAAATATATGAAAAATCTAATTTATACACAAGTTATTAATTAAAAAAAGAAAGAGTCCACAAACTAAAATGTTTATGGACTCCTATTAATTATGCAAAATAGTGAATAATAGCATCATGGAACTCTGTTCTATATGTATTAGGAGTGTTCATTCCTAACTTAATATAAGCCCAAGTGTTCCTTATTCTATCCCTGTTATTAACTATTGCTCTTGGTATATTAGCCCTCCATATCCTGAACTTCTTCTTTAATGGAGAAGGATGTCCAAGTATATTAGTAAGAGGGGTAGTACCATGCTGATATTCATTCCATACATCAAGAGTATCAAAAGTCTTATTGTTGATTAGTGTATCACCATCCCAACTATCAGCTCTAAACTCTACTGTATTGAATATCTTATCATTTGGTTCCTCAGCATTAGCTACAAAGGTAATACTGAATGGTTTATATTCACCAAAGAACATATTATAGTCTCCAGCAAACTGTTCCCACATCTTACCATCCTTGAAAGCATAGAAGTCACTACTTACATTGAACATGGCAGGAACTCCTTCATAACTCATGAATGAAGTAAACTGGTTAATCAATTCTGAATAACACAGGCAATGGTCTTTATAAGTGAAATACACATCATTATTATTCTTGTCATAGAATGACCTGTAGTTGTTATAACCAACAGGTTCCCAGTTCACATGAACATTATGTGTATTAATCCACTGTCTGAAACCTAACTTATCAGATAAACTGACTATCTCACCATTAAATAAATAAAGTGAATTAGTTTCATTATCTATAAAGTACAGTCCAGAAGGAGATTCTGCAATAGACCATTTATTAGCACAGCCTATAGTATTACTTATATACCTCTTACCACTTACCTTCAATCCATTGGTAATTTCAATTGGCATACCATCAGAAGTTGGTATCTGCACCCTACTATTGAATAAGATATTACTTAATCCCATTCTTTGGAAAGCAAAGATTTCATTCTTGAAAATATTCAATGAAACTACTTCTCCCTTATCACCATCAAGGTCTAAAGTAGATGCCATAGTAATATTAGTCCAAGTATCAATAATACTTCCCAATTGCTTCTCCTTAGTCCAAGTAATAGTATTAGGGAAATAGTTAAGATTGAACTTACTATGATTGATTGCCCTGTAGTTAAAGAAGTTATTAGCTTGATTATATACAGGGTTCATCATATTAAAGTTAGTAGGAGTCATAGCTAAATTACTAACCTGACCTCTATTCTTATCATACCTACCTTCTATATTAACCCTTGTCTCACATAAGAAAGATACTATTTCATTAACACTGTTCTGGTCTTCAAGAGTTGAAGGATAAACCTTCATACAATCATACCTTTGAAAGAAAGTATCTCCTTCTGTATAATAGATAGTTAGATAATTTACAGGAGTTCCATTAGCTTTTAACAAGCTATAAGGCTCACCTGCTGGCAACCAGTGATTATTCTCAAAGGCTTCTTCTGTCTGACCACCAAACCTATTCTGAACATTGTCATTATATAACTCAGCAAGGAATAGGTAACTATAGTTATTATTATAGAAGTTACTTGTATAGGTACTAATAACATCCTGATACACATCATCTTTTATAGTAGAAGAGGTATCTGTAATTCTCTTAGCTGCTGAATTCCAAAAGAAGTGAGTATCATTGGCATTAGGAGTTACAGGGTTTACTGTCCAACCTTCCTGATAGTCTGTTTCCCTATTAGTAGGAAGAACTACTTGCTTACCATCCTTAGTCCAGTTAAGTGCAAATACAGCATGTGGAGTTGATTTATACTTTATTCTTACAGCATCAGTTCCATTAGGAACCTTTGTAAGTTGAGCACCATCACTTCTCTTAACAAACTGTATAGGGAATGAACCTCCCACAAATAACTGGTGAGCATAAGTCTCAGCAGTATTTACACCAGTTACAACTATAGGATAACCATCTTTCCTATTTAAAGTTTCAGTCCTTTCTCCATCTTGGAATCTCATGGTAACTGTATATGAATCATCTACCCTTGTAGCAGCTAATACCTTATCAATATTACCATAATAGTTTAAGTCTCCTAAACCTGAGTTTGCAGGAGAAGGTATCCTAACTAAGGATTGCTCATTGGAATTGAATATACTCACACCAGTAATACCAGTATGATTATTATCATTATCCCTATAAGCTAACCAAGGAGAACTCAAGAAGTAGGAGAAAGAGGAGAATTTCATATTTGAAATCTTTTTCTTATCAAGCATTGCAGTTCTTGTTCCCTCAGTAACAGGACCTTGGTTATTCAGAGAACCATTTCTATGCCAAGCATAAACCATAAAGGCTTCTGTATATCCGTGGTCATCATCTACTTTTTCCATATCAGTCATTTTATCAAACCAATATGCTCCAGAAACTAAGTTCTTTAATCCATGATAAGAATTGTTTTCAACCCCAACAAACTCCTTATAGAAGCCCATCTTGTTTGTATCATTAGCAGGTGTAGATACTTGAATATCTATATCTGAGGCATTACTTGTCATTGGTACTATACCAACTATTCTTAACTTAAGACCTGATGAATCCAAGTTCTGAACTCCTTCATCAAACTCAATATCTGGTGAATGAAGTGTAAGAATAGACTGGTCCACAAAGAAATACTCAGCATGATTAGCTGCCCAAGAGTTCAAATCTGAACCTGATTGAGATACATAAGGAGTAGATGGTACATTAGCCAGACATTGTATTTCAGCTCCTCTTTCCCAGTTATTAGGAATAGGTCTATTATGTCTGAACTCAGCCCATGCACCCTTATTAACTATATCAATAAGAACAGTTCTTTCTTGGTCAGTTCCGGGGTCTATAGTTAAAGTAGCATTGGTGTTCCTTATTACTGCTGCCTTAGAGTTAGCATAGTCTGCCCATGTTGAGGTAAGACCAGTCCAGTTATTTTGATTATGGTCAATATCAAATGCAAGGTTAGGTCTTGAGAACCATGAAGCCTGTGCAAAGGGTGAATTACTAAACCTATCACCTACATTATATACAGTAGGACATAAGATACCCTGAGCTATTACCTCTCTATCTGTAAGTGAGGGATACACTACTACACCTCTTACTCTTGTAAAGCCTTGTTCAATAGCTGACTGAATTACATCAGATTGTAATGAATACATGGCTTGTACAAGTGACAGACTGTTGGTATAAGATGGATGAACACCTTCATATCCTCCTTCATAATCTGGACCATTATAAGCATCATTAACCCATACTGGTTCTGACCATTTACCACTCTTATGTTGGAACTGAATACCAAATCTATACCATTCAAGATACTTGAAACTCTTAATCTTTGAACCAAGATACAAGCTATTCTTATATGGATAGAAACCAGATGCCTGTACATAATTACCTACAAACTTAGAACCAAAACTTATATTCCCTCCTTTTACTTTATTTATGATGTCAATGCCTACTAACTTTCTCTGTATATTGGCATTACCTAAGAATAGAGTATTATCCTTCTGAGTCATAGTTCCAAATACTACATCCTCACCTCCTACATACAACAACTCAGTAGGGTCAACACTGGTTCCAGTAGTACCATTATCTACATAAGTCAAGGTAGTTGTACTTCCTGTACTTGGATTAATAGGAATATCTACTACATTAAGTACATTAGGAGTAGCATCTATACTTGCTCTATGAATAGAATAAACTCTTACATAATCAAATCTTGTATCTGCATCCTCTATGGTAATAGTAAAGCTATTACTAACTTTCTCTTCTGGAGAGGCTCCTCTACTTGCAAAGGATATATATTCAAGAGGAGAGGTATAAAAGATATTACTCTCCTGTCCATACTTATTGTAATAAGTGAAAGCATATTGGATTACACCTGATGAAAATGAACCACTTGCAAGGTCATTTCTTACAACTGTAACAGTTTCCTTAAGGCTTAAGTCCTGTACAAAGTTAAATGAATTATCACCCCATTTAGCCCTTACATCATCTGTAGCTACAATATTAATAACCCTTGATTGATTTAATCCATCAATCCAATATACTTTTTGAATATTGTCATTTTCATATACACCAATATTCTCAATTGGATAGTCTGTATTGAAATTCAAATTACCTTCATACAGTAACCTACCTTCAAAATATCCACCCTTATTCTGTAATCTATATATGCAGTCTTTATCTCCTGTAGTGAAAAGGGTAACATAGTTGTTAAGAACATTATATCCTATAAGAGTTCCTTGCACTTGAAGTGGAATTGGTTCAATAGGTTGAATGTCTGAATAGTAAATGTAAGTATTATCATATTTAAGCATACTATCCATCACCTTAACTTTAACACCTATTATAGTTTCAGGTATTAGGTCTTTCCATTCAGTGTTTTCACTTTCTCCTATATTTAAAGCAGTACCATAAAATTTATTACCCTCTACTTCTATATCTACAGATACTTTTGAAGTAACTGGATATTCAGAGGTAACTATACCATTATCAGTAACAGATAGTTTATTAGGTTTCCTAACCTGTTGAATTGGTATCTCCTTATTACCTCTCTCATTAGTAACTGTCAAGAGAGTGTTATTATCTCTTGCAGTTATTCTAATGTTCTGAGCATCAAAGGCATACTCTGGGTTGAACTTAGAGACTGAAAGGTCTCTTTGCATCCCTTTAAAAAAATGTTGTTCTTTCTTTAGTGCCATATTAGTGTACTCTTATATATTCCTTGTCTCCTAAGTTCTTGAATCCTCTTCTGAACTCAGTTACTCTTGGAATAAGCTGATTCCACATATTAGTGATAGCTTCCATTTCTGATACAGAAGGAATCACAAATTCATTATTACATTGACCTGCTTTGAAAGCATACTCTTGTTGAGTATTATTTAGTACAGCAGGACTTATCTTACCTATGTCAAAAAGAATAGTAAACCATTCTTTCTTGATATATAGTTCCAATGCTTTAAGGAAGATAGAGTTGTCAGGAATTAAAGGAAGACCTTCATCATCCAACATAATAGCCTTATAGCTAATATCTATCTTCTCTTCTTTTATTGAAGTAAATATTACCCTTCCTTGTGTCTTGAAAGAAGGTTCTCCTCTTGAACAATCTCTATTATGGTCATGGGTAGGATAAGCATTGAAATTATCAGTCATAGCCCTTAAAGCTATTCCATTCTTATGTAACCTGACCTGATTAATAGAGATTAAATCACATGGAAGTTCTCCTCTATACTCCTTAATATCTATAGTCTCAATCTTATCAACATAGACATTAGGAAGTCCCATTGCACTAATAAAGTCCAATGTATATTGAATAGCTGTTTCAAGATTGAGGTCAGTAAGTAGTGGATGTCTTAGTAATCTGTCAAGCACTACTCTTATATTTACATAGCTAACATTATTAACCATATCTTAATTTCCTTTCTAAGTAAGGAGCATCTATTAAACCCTCCTTTATTCTTTGTTTAAGTCTTATCTTTAAATCTTTATTAAAGAGAAATTCATAGTAAGATTTATTGTTATAGGTAGCTAACTCTCTATTGTAATATACCTTAAAGATTTCATTCTCCTCTACTCTAACTAATGTCTTATCTTTGAAAGCCTCTTCATCTTCATACCAAAGTTTGAGTGTCTTATCCCAGTCTATAGGAAGATTAGTATGAATCTTTCCATCCATCCCTAACCTTACTCTCCTGCCATATTTTCTTATTTCAATAGTACCCATTGATTTAGGAAGTTTGACATCATGACCCAGTAATAATTCATCAACCAAATGTAAGTTTATCTTTCTTATAATAGCAAAGTATTGTGACTCAGTAAGAACATATTCCTTACTATCAGGTTTATTCTTTCTATAATACTTATAGCCATCATACACACCAAGTGAGTTTCTTACTTTATATTCCCTTGGTTGGTTGACCTTCTTTATCCTCCTTTTAAATTCTCCCAGTGTCTCCATTATCTTACATCATCTAAATCATCATGTGCATTATTCTGTTCATCCTTTGGACTGTACTCAGGACCTCTCAATTCTTTTACTACAAGTTCAATTAGTGGAGGAACTAAAGCATCCTCTATTGGAAACTCCTTATCCTCTAACTTGCATATTGCACCATTCTCTTCTGGACAAGCTAATTCTGATGCTTCCTTAGCATCTTCAAATATTGCATTGAATCTTACTTTCTCCAGATGCAGGAACTGAGGATTCCATGACTTGAAATATAAGTATCCATCAGGAGCTTTTGAACAATAGATTATATTTCTTAGGAACTTATTATAACCTATATATCTCATTCTATCCCTACTTATATAAGTAATCTCACCCTGATAAAAGTCCATAGGATATACCCTTGGATTACCTATCATCATAGTGGTAGGAACCTTATTCTTACTTCTTAAATAAGAGCTACCTTCACAAGGTTCTCCACTAATAGCTGGAACCTCAATAAGGTCTAAACATATACTCTGATAGTCACTATCTGGTATCTGTTTCTTTATATCAGAATATCTCTGTTTCAGCAAGAATAACCTATACTTTACAAGCAGAAATATGATATGGTCTTTTGTATAAAAGCTATCATCTGAGCTTAGCTTAAGCTCATCAAGCACCATATAAATTACTTCATTATATGTCATAGTTTTATTGTTATATTATAAAATTAAACCCTTGTGCAAAAGTAAGTAATTAAACTCAACTGCACAAGGGTTTTACTATTTTTATATTCAGGGTATAAAGATTATGCTTCTACTCTAAAGTTATCATCCTCAGTACTTCTTAATATACTATCCTCTGTTATTCTTGGTACAAATGTTCTATTGTTAGAATGAACCAAAGTATCATAACTCTCAAACATTGGAAAGTCTATTATACAAGTACTTCCTGCCAGACAATATAGTGCATTGACTATACTCCTGTAATCATCCTGTGTCACATAATAAGACATTTCTCCTGCCAACATTTCTTCCATGAAGAAGAGAACAATTATCTTATCTACATCACTGTACTTCTTATATCCAAATTGAGATAGAGTAGTAAAGTATCTTGTGATGGCTTCCTCAGATATTTCAAGCATTTTATCCATAGCATCCACAATTAGAGGTTGGAGACTTGCAATTATTCTTTATGAAGAATTTATTCCAGTACTTGATAGCCTGTGGATAGTTTCCAGTTCTTACACAAAGTTCAATTGCCTTTAACTTAAGTATCATATCAATGAAACCCTTTGGTATATTACAATCACATTCTACTTCCTTTAGATACTTAAGGGTTTGTTTATATATAGGCTGCAAGTTAATTACAGTACCTAATATTTGGTTCTTATCAAATCCACATGGAGTATCAGTTGATGGTGCACCTTTAGACTTCACATATACAAAGAACATAGTGCTGCAAGGAGAAACCTTCAAGTCTTGAATATTTAATTCAAGTCTTACATTCTTCATTTGTTGTGTGCCATAAGTGAAGCAATATGATTCATCTTCCTCAACTCTTACTGGATTGCAATTACATTGCTCAGGAAGAGAATAGGTTAAATCATAGGCATCCTCTACATTATATACATAAAGAGGATTGTCACTGGGTCCATTCATCACAAAAGTATCTTGGGTATCAATGACTATACTATCTAATAGGACATCCTCAAAGTAGTCCTGATTATCTACAGACACATCAATTATAAGAAATCTATTATCCTGACTTATTCTAAGTTCATTAAAATGTATCATAGTTTATATTTTTAGTTGATAAAAAAAAA